CTCAGAAAAGTGTGGTATGATTCTCGGTCAGTCGGTCAATAATTCCCTTTAATCCCCTAACCAGAGCACCATAGCCCATTTATTCCTACCTTTTTAAATATCTTCCGTAAATACCCATAATATCCCATGATATCCCATTTCTATCCGCTACTGTATAAACTGTGCCTCGTAGTCTAGTATCTCTTGTGGAACAGTCATAGGAAAGCCATTCATCTCCCATGTTCCTTCTGTCTTATTCCATAGAGTAATACCTAATTCATCGTACTTATCCTGTATAGAACAAGTCAAGAATGTATATCCATCTCCCAAGTCCATAATAGTAGGTGTCTGTTGTGAGAGTTTTTTGTTCTCTGCTTTTGTTACCTGTATTGTCAAACAAGCGAATTCACACAGTTCTTTGTACTTCTCAAAATCTGTAAGGTATACATCTCCCATATCCATTATCATACGTCCGATAAACTGTGGAATGAATACATGGTCATTCGTGATACCAGCACCCTTTAGTAGTGACTGTTGTGATTGCCATCCTGTTTTTACAGAACCGATTGATTCATAAAATGTACGGCATATATGACGTTTACCCTCACGAGTTATATCACCGTTCTTCCAGCGCTCTAACTTGTGTTGCATGATGTCAAACTGTTCAAACCAGACTTGTTCTTTTTTGTTCATTGCCGAATCACCTTTCTTATTACCCTTATAATATACTTGTTTTTACAGCAAATGTCAAGAGAAATCGCTCGGAATTTGTGGAACTTCTACGATATTTGGTGCCGTGTAATTCTTGGACTTTATCATCTTTGCCCAGTTGACAATCATCGCTTCGTACCCCTTAAAAATTGGGTCACGCATCAAACGTGCTTCTTCGATTTCATTCTCATCTAACTCAGTGTAGAACGTATAAAGATTAACAGGAAAGTCTACTCCGTATTCTTCCTTCTTCTTCATCACTGCTTCAAACCCACGCCAGTCTGCCTTTGTACCATCTCCAATCTTACGATACATCTGGGTAACAACCGTCTTGAAGTTTTCTACCTCTTCCTTTGCATGAGCCTTGACTTCATCAGTAGTCCAGTTATGAACAATGTTGACTACGTTCCAGTTCTGCAAGAGTTCCATCACCATAGGGTCACGTGCCTTCTTGTCAGTAACCTTCAAGTCATTCTTCAGTACTTCTACAATCAACTTCTCGTTGATTTCGTGTCCACCCTCATTTAAATCAGTAAGGATTTGTGCGGCAGAATTAACAATGTCCTCTTCAGTACGTTCCTTCTTACCAAAGTCAATGTCAGTGTCCATTGCATTCTCAAGGTTCTTTGCAGCGTCACGAGCACGCTTGGTTACAAACTCTACTACTGCAACCCACATCTCTTTTTCACCGGCACCGAAATGCGCCTGAAAACGGTGATTACCAGTAAGCAATACATACTTACCGTCAATCAGTTCTACCATTGGGGGTTCATAATTGTAGGGAAGATAATTACCCTTTGCAATGCAAGACTGAATCTTTAGTACACGTTCAATCTCTGTGGGGTTCTTACGTCCAGTGTTAGACTTATTTGTTCTGTCAATATCAGACAACTTCATCCACACCATCTTAATTAATTTCATACCCTTGTACTTTGGCTGCACTTGGGTCATCTCACGAACAATTTTAGACATTTAATTCCTCACGAATCATCATTACCTTATATAGCTAATATAAGTGTTTTGATAACAAATGTCAAGGGCTATTATGCAAAAAAGTTAATTTTTTTTGATTTTTTTGTGGGTTCGACTTTTCGTACTGTGTCCTTCTTTATAGTCACAGTCTTAGTCTCTGGGGGATGTGGTGTAAGTTGTTGTACCACTGGTGCAGTAAAAAACCTAATCCTTCTTATCTGGGTCATCTATATACAGTCTCTTTGGACATTGGTAGAAGGGCGCAGTAAAAACACTTTCTTCTAGTTGTTTCTGACACTTGTATTCGCATAGTCTATCCTTCACCTTTGGATCATATTCGGATACGACAATAGTACTAGACGCAAGCAAGCATACTAACATACCGTTCATAGTTCTGGTGGTACGTTCTCTGCAATCTTCTTTGCTCTTTCTTGTTCGTACTCTCTCCAATAGTTCTGTAGTGATTCTGGATACTCTAACGCAACCCCTGTATTCCATCTCTTTGCGTGTTCTTCTGCTTCTTCTTTGGTGTCGAATAATAGTGGTGGCAGATGATGTCCTATCTGTTGTGTACCATTATCCCACATGAACTCATTCGTGTCCATTTCAAAGTATACTCCCCATTTTGTCATCGTTTTACTGGACTCCTTTTTTTGTGTCTGGCCTGCAACTTTCTAACCCCATAATCCTTATGTTGTACATACATGATTTGTGGTTTCATCATCTCTTTCCACATAGGGCCATCTTTACCTATTATCTTCAATATCCCCTCTTGTCGCCAAGCGTTCATACATCTGCTCCCTTATATCAACAACCTTCTCTTGTTCGATAATGTCAATGATAAATTGAGTCAGTTGTTGTTCTTTCCTTAGAAAGAATAGTTTCTCCTCTATCTTCTTGAGCTCCTTCTCATAGAAGTCTATCTCTTTTTCCTTACGAACCTTCTGGTCGATGATGTCCGTAATCAGAATAATCTTGCGTTCATTTGGTGTTGTCATCAGTGCAACTCCTTATTACCTTCAAGTTCAAAATCGTCTAGTGTGAATAGTGACATGATTTTGATATGTTCTGGTAACAAGAAGTCTTTGTCCATATTGTCATCATGTACACCTTTGTTCACTTTGTTTACGAGACTGAATGCATACTCAAATGTGTCCATATGATGCCATTCTAAAATGTCGTATGCCTGTCTCAATGAATTACCAGAGTTGGATATGTCATCCACCAACATCACTGGCTGTTCTGTTGCACCACCCTCTAACCAGTTCTTCATCGCATATGTCTTTTGTTCCTTGCGAATAGAAAAACCGTTGAGGTTTACACCGAATACTTGTGCATATATGGGAAGTCCTACAATCATCGGCGTTGATGCTGTTTCAAGTCCACTCAACTGAAAGTCAAAATGTCCTATCTCATCATGTACCTTTTTCATCCACATCTGTGTGACTGCACTCAGGAAGTCTGTACGAAATAATCCGTTTCGCAAATAGAACACCCAAGTGTAATATGTGCCTGGCAACTTACCTTCCATATGTTCGCCTGGCTTTGTACGAATGATGCAGTGTTCGTCTATGAAGTCACGAGTTTGATTCCATAGTTTGTCATATCGTTCATCACTAATAATATTACTGTTCGTCATTCTCTAATCTATTCTCAAGTTCTGCAATCTCTTTGTTGAGTCTGTCTATCTTATCACCAAGTATTCTCTTATCATAAACAATCCCTGTTTCACTATGTGCGGCGTAGTGTGATTCATAGTCTGGTTCTTCTACCAGTTTACTAATCAGACTCATCTCTTCATCAATCTGTTGTTTCAGAACTTCACACCTTAAATTAACTTTCATGTATTCACTGTATCTCATCACCATAAACCTATAACTTTAGTATTGCCTGCAATAATCGTAAGACAAGTTATGATATGCAAGACTATCCAGAAAGTCCTCATACCAAGAGCTCTTTTTACATCCTCTTGTGGGATAGGTAAAAACTCTGGTTTGTCCTCATCATTTATTCCGATTGGCATCCCTACGGTTCGAGCCCATAGTTTCAACCAACGTCTTTGTCCACTCATTCTTGTATTTTTCTCCACTTGTAAAAGAATGAAGCGATATAAACTGTTACACCTACAGTCAGAGTAAACCCAAGTGAACCGTCACCAAAGAATAAACCCATAAGGAATGAGAAACAGAGTACACTGATAATCAGTGCAATCTCATCTCTAGTAATTTTATCCATTTCATAACTCATAGCGTATAATACCAATTAATACAAGGTTTGTCAATAATATTTAGAAGAAATTATCGAGCGTTGCTGTACCGTACTTGTCTGCTACCTTGTTGACGTTACTACTGTTGTGGTCAACGCTAGCGCCGTTGTAGTAGGGTAGTTCGTTAGTAAGGGTATAGGAAGTCTCTCCTGGCCTCTTGATTTTCCATTCTAAATCACCGTCTTTTGGATAGTCTAGATTCCACTGCATTGTAGATTGCTTTAAGAACTTTCTGGCAGACTTGTTCATAGGATATATGTACCTAAACTGTTTACCCCATACACGACTGAATCCTAACTCACCCATTTTGGTATCTGATGGTCGAGGCCCGTATTTCGTGTCATACCTGTTCATCTCTTTTTTCATCTTACGTTGTATCGTGCGAAAATGTACCTTCTCACCTTCATCAGTGAGATAGATATCACTCCATATAAATCCACCATACAGGAAGTTCCCTGCCTGATAGACATATCCTGGCTTACCAACAATACCATCTGCCCATGTGTATAGGTATTTGACTGATGGCGTGTTCTCTTTCATCCATCGAATTGTGCCTGCCATCATCTGTGTCTCAGAATTACGAGGCATCTTCTCATCCATACACATCTTACCAATCTCATAGTAATCTGCTGTGGTGAGTGTGGGAAACATTTTCTTGATTGTACCCATTGGATTTGTACCCCAACCCAACGTCAGAATACCTACCAGTTCATCGTCCTGATAGGCTCCTAGATAATGTTTGGTTAGTTTAGGCATCACTGGACTATAGTGACGTTCCTGTACAAACAGGGTGGCCACACGATAGTCCACTAGTTTCATAATCATCTATACAGAACTTGCTTGTCCAAAAGGTTCTGACGTAGATGAATCAATGTAGTCACCATTCTCTTGATATTTACGAGTGATAGTTTCTTTTCTAAGAACACCATCTACATACCGATATGTTATCAAAGCATGACTGACTACACCTTTAGATTCAAGTCCATCGAATGCCGACTTCAGTGGGCCTTCTTTTGCAACCATTTTAAACTCCTAGTGCGTGTGCAATCGAGCGTGTATCTTGAGGTAATGATTTACCCTCACGCAACCATGTTTCCATCTGTTCAAAGTAGAAGGCTGCATCATCATGTCCTTCTGATTCAAGTACCTCTTTTGCATACTTGAAGAAATTCACAGTCTGCATACCACTACCTTCTCGCAGTGTTGCTGGTTTAAATTTTCCTGCTCTTTGATTACTCATTTGAAATTACTTCCTTTCACATCGAAAATTAAGCAAACCCTGACAATAGGGGTTGCGTTCACTACATGGTGCATTTGTTGATTATCAAACCACCACAATTCACCGGCATTGAATCTTTGTGTCTCATCACTTACTGTGAAGTCATAGTATCCATTCAATACCATATGGAATCTGTCTTTGTCCTCATAATACTTCCCACCATCAATGTGGGGGTAAACCTGTTTCTCTGAACCTAGATAGACAACAGCCACTCTGTATATGCGTCCACCATAGGTGTTCTCAAACCAATTTAAAAATTCTTTACACTTCTGATACTTCTGAAAATGTGCAGTTTCTACAGTTGTGTGTGTATCGTCAAAATGTGTTCCCTCATCGTATCGTATTCCCTTCACGAGATTGATAGACATGGTTTCTTTTTGACACTCAATATTGTCTTGCCGATTAGTCTCTTTGTAGAAGTCATCAAAGTTCTCTGCGACTTCTTGCATCATCGGCAAAACATTCATGCCCTTTTGTAGACACTTAAATCTCAATTTAGTTTATCTTTCGGTAATTGCATAACCAGACTATTCAAAACATTGTTCCAATACTGAACAGCCCAGTCTGATAGATTTGGATATTGCAGTGCAGTTGCAACTGCATCTATCCGTCTTTCTAATAGTTGTAGTTCTGTCATACCATTGCACTCAAAACTAGATTAGCGATAATCAATGCACCTATAATCTCAAGCATTGATAATCTCATAAGCGGTATCTACTGCATCGAAACCATATCCACCGATATGCCATTCGTATTCTTCAGTAGGGATATAACCGTCTTTCCAATTATATATAGAGAACTTGACATCACCATCTTCTGTTTCTGCCAAGACATTCCATTCTGCATTTACCTTTGCATAAGGGTCTGCATCTTTATATGTTGGGGCTCCAAACAACTCAACCAACTTATCGTAGGTTGTTGTAATTTTGCCCTGTAAAGAACTCATGTTCATGTTTACAAATTGATTTACTTCATAGTTCATACTATTCTCCATTATCATTATAAATTATTATACCACCAGTTACCATTAATGTCAACCCAATAAA